ATAATTGAAGAAGCTGGTAATTTAAATATAAAAGGAACTCCAATTAAAAATATAGATAGAATTGATTTAAAAGAATATAAATTTGATTACAATCATATTAATAATGAAAGACAGCACAGTGTTACTAAGGAAATGACTCAGGATTTTATAAACAGTTCTAAAGCGGCATACAGTAGATGGAATGGTCAAGTGGTTGTTTATGTATCAGAAGATGGTTGCAGTGTTGTTAATTTAAAAGATAAAATTGTAAGTACATCATATAAAAGTGACGAGTATGATGATAAATTTAAAAAGCTAATGGAGGTGTTAAAGGATGGTTAAGTGTCCTATCCTTAATAAGGATATAGATATAGGGGAATGTGTACTGATAGTTGATATATCAGAAGGTTGTGCAAAGGATACTTTGTTACCAGGTAATGTAGTTAAGGTAAAAGAGTGGAGAGAGATTTGCAAGGAGTGTAAATACCATGATAATTAATAGGCACTTACTTATATAGATAGTAGGTGCTTTTATTTTACCTATTTTTGTTATAATATAATATTAATAAGTGGATAGGGGGATAAGCATGATTGTAGATAAGAAACAATATAAAGAGCTTATAAAAGCTGATGGTGGGCCATTGGGATTTGAGTTTACTGAAGTAGTTAAAATTAAAGATGGACCAGATTTGAAAAAAGAACAAACTTGCAATTTTTATATATACCCTAACGGTATATATTTTAATTTCACACTTGGTAATAAGGTATATTTTTCATTAGAAAATTTAAGGCAAGTAAAATGTGATGGTGTAACATTGGAAATATATATACGTAATGAAGAAATGATAAAAATAGAAATAGATAAAGAAAAGAAACTTAGTCAAGCTTATAATGTATTAAGAAAGAAGTTAGGATTATCACCTCAAAAATTAGATGGTGAAAAAATGAAGGAATTAGAGAATAAACGTAAAGAAGAAGAAAAGGAATTAGAGAAAGCTAGAAAAAAAGAAGAACGAGAGATGAGAAGAGAAGAACGCAGAAGAAGAATAATGGCTTCAAATCCGGAATTTGCTAATAGGCTTCAATCAACTACTAGAAGTTCACATGATAATGTAGCTTGTTGTCCTAAATGTGGAAGTACTTCTATTACAGCTAATAAAAAAGGATTTAGTTTAGCAAAAGGTGCTTTAGGTGTAGCAACTGTAGGAGCGTATGGAGCTATAGCTGCAGGGCATGGAAAGAATAAAGTTATATGTACTTGTTTAAAATGTGGACACCAATGGAAACCAGGTAAAAGATAAAATATATAAATTTTAAGCACTTACTTATGTAGGTGCTTTTATCATGTTTAGAATTAAGTCTTGGGAAACTAAGGCTTTTTATTATGCCCTTAGCAAGGCTCTAAAAGGCTAGAATAAAATAATTGAACACTATGGGCTTAATTGAATGTAGTGGGCAAGGAGGTAATTATGAATACAAAAATATTAATAAACTTAGGATTATGCAGATTTGAACCTATGCTGGCTCCGGATACTGGAGTTGATGGGGGAACTACCGAAACTGGTGAAACTGGAACAGAAGAAACCAATGGAGGTAAAGAAGATAAGAATTTTGATGATGTTCTTAAAGATAAGAAATATCAATCTGAATTTGATAAACGAGTTGCTAAAGCTCTTGAAACTGCAAAATCTAAGTGGGAAACAGATAAGGCTACTGAATTAGAAAATGCAAAGACAGAAGCAGAGAAACTAGCTAAGATGAATGCTGAACAAAAGGCAAAGTATGCGGAAGAAAAAAGAATAGCAGAACTAGAAAAGAGAGAAAAAGATATAACTACTAGAGAACTTAAAGCACAAGCTTATGAAACACTAGCAGAGAAGGGACTACCTAAGGATCTAGTAGATATACTTAACTATTCAGATGCTGAAACTTGTAATGCAAGCATTGAAGCAGTAGAAAAAGCTTTTCAATCTGCAGTAGAGAAAGCTGTAAATGAAAAGTTAAGAGGTAAAGATACTCCTAAGCTTGGAGGAAAAAATACAAGTGATAACACACTAACAGGTGCACTTGCAGAATTTTATAAAGGTTAAAAAGAGAGGATGATGTAAAAGTGGCAATAACATTAGCACAAGCAAAAGTAGGAATGGCGAATAAAGTAGACCAACAAGTTATAGACGAATTTAGAAGAGGATCTATCCTTATGGATAAATTAATATTTGATGATACAGTATCACCAGGAACTGGAGGAAGTACGCTTGTTTACGGATATACTCAATTAAAGACTCCAGCAACAGCAGGATTCAGAGATATCAACACAGAGTACACTCCGCAGGTTGCAGATAGACAAACAAAGTCAGTAGAGCTTAAGGTATTCGGTGGAACATTTGATATTGATAGAGTAATAGCAGATACTTCTGGTGCAGTAAATGAAGTTGACTTTCAACTTAAGGAGAAGGTAAAAGCTACAATCAATTTATTCCACAATGCAGTAATCAATGGAGATAAATCTGTTAAGGGATTTGATGGGCTAGATAAAATGTTAGTAGGTTCATCTACAGAGATCAATACAGAGTCAGTTATAGATTTATCAAGTGCTTCGGCGTTGGATACAAATTATAAGTTGCTATTAGATCTATTAGATGAATTTTTAGCTGAAATGGATGGAATACCAGATGCATTAATGGGTAATGGAAAGTTAATTACACGTATTAAACAAGCAGCTAGAAGAGCAGGGTATTTAGAAAAGGGCGTTGATGGATTTGGTAGAAGTGTTGATTCATACAATGGCATTCCTCTTGTGGATTTACAGTATTTCCATGATGGTTCTGCTACAAAACCTACGGTTCCGATAGTTGTAAGAACAGTAGGTACGAGTGCAACAGGACTAACTGACCTATACGGAGCTAGATTTGCTTTAGATGGGCTTCATGCAGCATCTCCAACTGGTGGTAAACTAATAAAAACATGGCTACCAGACTTTAAAACAGCTGGAGCGGTTAAAAAAGGTGAAGTTGAAATGGTTGCAGCAACAGTTCTTAAAAAGACAAGAGCAGCAGGAGTTCTTCGTAACATAAAAGTACAGTAAGGGGGTGAATGTAAATGTATGAAGTAAAATTTAAAGATGATAATAAGTACACTGGTGAATATGGACCAGTTATGTTTGTTGAAGGTGTAGCCAAAGTTAAAGATAATTGGATTGCTACCTGGTTTGAAGGAAGAGGTTTTATAGTAAGTAAAATTGATAATACAAATATAGATTTAAATGATTTAACTATTGAACAGTTAAAAGAAGTAGCAATAGAAAAGGGAATTGAAATACCTTCAAAAGCTAAAAAGGATGAAATAATTACAATGATAGAGGATGCTGAATAGTGTCCTCTTTTTAGGTGGTGTTAATGTGACACAGTTAGAAAAGTTGAAGGTAAGATTACCGGATGCAGATAATAATCTACTTACACAACTACTTGAAGATGCTGAGGCTGATATATTGGATTACACTAATAGAAATATATTGTTACCTAAAATGGAAGGATTACAAAGAGAACTAGCTATAATCTATTACAACAGGCTAGGCTCTGAAGGTGAAGCTTCCAGAAGTGAAGGTGGTATATCTGTTAGCTATGAAATGCCTGAAGGTATTAAGAATAGACTTAAAGCTTTTAGAAGACTTAAGGCGGTGAGTATGATTGAGAGTAAAGAATAAGAAAACTTATTATCTTAAGAAAAAAACTATCATTGAGGATAATGAGGGCGGTAAATATCCGGGGTATTCTGAACCAATAGAAATAAAAGCAAATATATCTCCTGCAAGTGGAAAACTACAAGCTGAAATCTATGGAGAAAGACTTAATTACATTTTAAATATGCTTTATGATGGTCCGTTAGAGTTAGTAGAAGGTGATGGTATATGTGTTTATGTGTCTAGAGATAGTGAGCCAGATTATAAGGTTATATCCATAAAGAGATATTCACATAAAGCTATAGAACTGGAGAAGATACTATGAGCATAAATGGAGTAGATTCTTTAATGAAGAAGCTTAATGCTCTTGGTGGAAATGCTAATAAGGTGCTGGAAACAAGTATCGCAAAGCAGACTAAGTTAGTTCAAGGCGAAGCTAAAGACTTATGCTCAGTAGATAGTGGAGATTTACAACAACGTATATATACAGATGTTAAATCACAACAAAGCAAAGTTATAGGAAAAGTCTTTACTAATGTTGAATATGCAGCTTATGTTGAATTTGGAACAGGAAAAAAGGGAGAGGAATCTGGTGGAGATAAATATCCTGGACCATTAAGTTATAAGCAAGATAAATGGTTAGTTAATATTCCAGACGTAGGTCCAAGATGGATTGAAGGTCAACCAGCTCAACCGTTTATGTATCCGGCATTAAAGAACAATGAAGAACTTGTAAAAAAGAATATAGCAAGTGATTTAGAGAAGAAGATAAGGGAGGTGGCAGGTAAATGATAAATGTTAAGGATCAAGTATATTCAGCCATTAAAGATATATCTTCTAATGTAAGTGACAGTTATCCCGCGGATTGGGCAACGTTCCCAGCTATACAATATACAGAAGAAGATAATAAAGTAGCTGAATGGGTAGATGGGGAAGAATCAAAGTCATATCTGAGATATAGAATTGACATATGGCACAATAGAAGTACATCAAGTTCAGCACTAGAGGTAGATAAGAAATTATCAAAGCTAGGGTTACAACGTACATTTTGCCAAGATGTTTCAGATACCAGCGGATTAAAACACAAGGTTATGCGATATGAAGGTATTATAGATACTTCAACAGAGTTTGTTTATAATGATTAAGTTTATATATGAAAGGATGATATTAAATGTTAGCAAATGGAATTACATTAAGTTATAAATCTACAGGAAGTACTTTTATAAAATTAAAAGGATTAAAAGAAGTTCCTGAAATGGGTAATGATCCGGAGAAGGTAGAAAATACAACCTTAGAGGATACAACAAAACAATATGAGTTTGGAATAGGAGATTATGGAGATCTAGCGTATAAATTTAAATATGCTAATGATGCAGTAGACAGTCCATACAGAGTACTAAGAGCATTAGCAGATGAAAAGAAAGTTATTGATTTTGAACAAGCTTATCCAGATGGAACTAAGTTTGTATTTAAAGCTCAATGCAGTGTAAAACTTGGCGGCGGTGGAGTTAATGGAGCAATTGACTTTACTCTATCATTAGCATTACAAAGTGATATTACAGTAACGGACCCAACAGTAACACCGTAGTTCATGAGGGCATACTTAAGTGTATGTCCTTTATTATTTTAAGAGAAGTAAGGAGATGTTTATATGTCAATGTATAAAGTGTTAACAGTAGGAGAAAAAGAATATAAATTAAAGTTAACAACTAGTTCAACTATACTTATAGAGGATAAATTGGGTGGAAATATATTAGACCCAATAATGGAAATGAGTGCAACAGCACCAGTAGATGGCAAAGGTAATATTAACATGAAGAAGATAAATAAAATACCTTTACCATCCTTGAAGTATCTTGTAACAGTTCTTTGGGGTTCACTTCAAAAATATCAACATGGTATGACATTTGATAAGGTTTGTGACCTAGTAGATGAGTATATTGAAAATGGAAAGTCACAAATGGATTTATTTAGTGAAGTAATGGAGCTACTAACTGAGGGCGGAGTATTAGGAAATGCAGAAGAACAGGCTGAAAATTTAAAGTAGGGGAAGATGGTGAAAGTACCACTTCCCCATTTCTAAAGAAAGCACCTGAGACATACACAGAGTTTATTGAAAAGTACTTACTTGATGACGCTTTAGATTGTGGAATAAGTGTAAGTGATTTTTACGATATGACAATTGAAGAAATAACCAAAGTAAGAGATTCTTTTCTAAGAAAAAGGGAAATAAGAAGAAAAGATACAGCAGATATGGTGTATAGGCTTTCTACATTAATTACTAATGGTACAGCATGCATAATAAGTAAGGATAACCAACCAATTCAATTTTTAGATATGTTTGCAGACTTATTTGAAGAAGAGAGTAAGGTTAATGAAGAAAATAAAATAAAGGCACAAATGGAAATAAATAAGCAGCACATGAAAGAGTTTGCACAAAGAGTAAACTCACTGAAAACAGAGATTGGAGGTGAGAATAATTGACATTAGAAGAATTGCAAGTAGTTATTAGTGCTAATGCTAAACAGTTTAATAATCAAGTAGCCCAAGTTCAAACAAAAGTTGATAGTATGGCCAGTAGAGTCAATAATAGTGTTAATGGAATGAATGGTACATTTGATAAACTTGGTAAGATGTTAGCTAGTGTTTTTGCGATTGCTTCAATAGCTAGGTTTACTAAATCATGTTTAGAGTTAGGATCTAATCTTACAGAAGTTCAAAACGTTGTTGATGTTACTTTTGGAAACATGAATACTAAGGTAAATGAATTTGCTAAAAATGCTATGAGGACAGTGGGACTATCCGAAACTATGGCTAAACAGTATATGGGTAACTTCGGAGCTATGTCTAAATCAATGGGGTTTGCGGTAGATCAAGCGGAGGAAATGGCTGAAACCCTTACTAATCTTTCTGGTGATGTAGCTTCCTTTTATAATATAAGTCAAAATGAAGCCTATACAAAGTTAAAGAGTGTATTTACTGGTGAGACTGAAAGTTTAAAAGAACTTGGTGTTGTAATGACACAAGAGAATCTTAATCAATATGCTTTAGCTAACGGATATGGGAAAACTACAGAGGCTATGAATCAACAAGAAAAAGTTGCATTGAGGCTTGCGTATGTTACACAAACATTGAGTGCAGCTAATGGCGATTTTGCTAGAACAAGTGGAAGTTGGGCCAATCAAGTTAGATTGTTAAGCCTACAATATCAATCATTAAAGGCAAGCATAGGTCAAGGTTTGATTGCAGTACTAACACCAGTTATTAATGTTATAAATACTATTATGGCTAAATTAGTACAAATGGCGAATACATTCAATTCAGTTCTTAGTGCAATAGGATTTAATATAAGTGGTGGTTCTGGAGGTTCTGGTGGAGCAGGAGCAATTGATTTTGGAGGAGCTACAGGAGGAATTGATGATGCCACTGGTGCTATGAATAATTTAGGTGGTGCTACTGATAAAGTAGGTAAAAAAGCTGATAAAGCAAAGAAACAGTTAGAAGCATTAATGGGAATTGATGAAATAAATAAATTAAAGTCCAATGATGATTCTGGCAGCGGTTCCGGTGGAGGCTCTGGTGGTAGTGGTGGTGCAGGAGGAATAGGAAGTATTTCATCACCGGCAATAGATACATCACCAACAGAAAATTCACTAGTAGAACTGAATAATAAAGTTAAAGATATATTAGCTGAATTGTTAAGTCCACTTAAAAAGGCTTGGGATAATTATGGTGAGTGGTTCTTATCTAAATGGGATTATTTTAAGCAAGTATTTGGGTATAGTTGTGATGCATTAAAAAGTTTCTTAGTATCTGTATGGAACCATGGAGGAAAAGAGTTTGTACAACACATGGCTGAAATAGGAATAGTAGTAGGTGGTGTAGCTCTACAAATTGGTGGAGATATACTTGTAGCGTTAGGTGACTTGTGGAATCATCTTAACCCAGACAATAATCCTTATACTAGAAAGTTTATAGATGCTATGAATAGTCTAGCAATCGCAGTAAGAGATTTTATTATGAGTGCTGGTAATTGGTTTGGTAAATTCTTAGATTTAGGAGGCCAGGCGTTTATTAATGTTATAGGTGATATAGTTATGCTAGTTGGAACTATATTAGCTGAGGTTATGAGAGATGCAATTAATTTTATAACTGCATTTATGAATAGTTGGGCTGGTAGTGTAATTATTGGTACCGTGGCCTTAACATTAAATATAGTTGCAGGAGCAATTAAAGCAGTACTAATAGTTATAGAACAATGCCGTTATGTATTAGAAGCTTTTCTAATATTATGGGGAGCATGGAAGTTTAAACATGTGATAGAAGGAGCTATGCTTGGTACAAATGCTTTAGGTAAATTCCTAGAAAAAATAATAATGCTAAGCGGAAGCATAATTACTAATATTGCTGATTTTGGTAGATGGATTCAAGGAGGATTAATTAAAGCAATATCAGCATGTGGAAAATTAGGTAATGCAATATTAATAAATGGGACTGCTAAAATAATTACACTTAGTAGTAAAATAAGAACAAGCACTGGAGAATTTATTAGGTGGGGCAAAAATATATTACTTCATCCAGTAAAGAGCATGAAAGATTTAGGGGTATGGATTACAAAGTCAGTTTTAGCATTAAAAGAGCAAACTGTTAAATTAGTTCAAAGCACAGCTAAATGGATTGCAGATACTGCGGGTAAAGTTGCGAATACAATAGCAACAAAAGCTCATACTGTAGCTACTAGTGGAGCAACAGCAGCTCAATTAGCTTTTAATTTAGCTGTGGATGCATGTCCAATTTTATTATTGGTAAGCCTTATTGCTGGATTAATCATAGTAGTAAAAAAAATAGGCGATAAATTTGGCTGGTGGAAGGCTATTATGGAGGCAATAAGCCCAGTAATTGATTGGGTTAAAGAAAAAGTAGGATGGTTATGGGATAAAATAGCAGGTTTCTTTGGTTGGGATACAGAACCAGAAGTTAAAGAAAATATAGAAGAAGTTGGAACTGTGGCAGAAGAAACTGCTAAAACTACAGATGATGCCTTTGGAACTGCTACATCTAATGTAAATAGATACTTGGATAGTATTCATTTTAATGCTACTCGACTTGCAGAAGAAGTTGATGAAGCTACTAAAACTGCTACTGAAAAGTTTGGTATGTTATCTCAAAGTGCCCAAGAGTATTTAGATGCTATAGTTAATCACGATCAAGAAAAACTCAATGAAATGGGAGAAAACCAATCAGTTTATAACGAAGAAGTTAAAGCTATGTATGCAGATTTAACTGAAGCAGAAAAGAATGAGTTCATGAAACAGTATGGTATTCTTAAAGGAATAAATGAAGACATGCTTAGTTATGAGGGTTTAACCTATGATGAAAGAGTTTCTAGACATGCAGCTTATTTAGCTACTATAGAATCAGATGAAAGTTTATCTTATCAAGAAAAGAAAGCTAAATTAGATCAAGCCAATGCAGATTTCCAAGCTAGTATTGATAGTGAGGTAGCAAAATATCAAGAGAGTATTGCATCAAAACAAGCTGCACTTGATGAACTGTTATCTACCCATGGAAATACTACAACTCAAGGAAGAATCTATGAGGATCAGCTAAGAGAAGCAATTGATGCAGATAGGGCACATATAGATGAAATAACTAAAACTAGTTATGATAATCAAGTTACTACTGTAGAAGGTGCTACAGATGCCATGGCACAGGCTAATCAAGATAGTGCTACAGCACAAGAAGAAGCCTATAAAAATGTAGCCACTACAGCAGAAGAATCTATGACTTCAGTAAATAAGAGTATAGATGGAGCTAAGAAGAATATACAATCATTTTCTAATGAGGCATCTTCATTAGCGAATAAATTAAAGAGTTCATTTAATGGTGTAGGGGCTAAGATATCTAGTGAGTTTACCAATGCTAGCAATATTATAAACATTACGCTTAATAGAATAAGGGCTGTAGTAGGGAATACAACATCAAGCATAAGGAAATCAATAGCTAGTGCATTTTCTAATATATCATCAATTATTTATAGTAATATGAACCAATGTTGTAATATTATTAGAGCATCCTTTTCTAATATGTCTAGTACTGTTAGGAGCTCATTAAGTGGTATATCGCGAACTACAGCTAGTATGCTTAATAATATAATAGCTGTTTATAATTCAGCTGCTAATATTGTTAATAACATCACTAGAAATTTAAGTAATAGTATGACTAATGGATTTGTTTCTATAGCTAATATGTCTAACATGGCTTTTTCAAATATAAGAAATAATATAACTAACAATATGAATCAAGCTTATAGAAATGTAGCTAATTGTATTAGTAATATTAAAGCTTTATTTAATAACTTTAATGCAACGCTTAGAGTTAAAGTTCCTCATTTCTATATGTATGGTGATTTTAATTTACAAACTAAAGAAATGCCTAAAGTTGGAGTTAATTATTTTGCTAAAGGTGGGGTAGTTGATAGAGCAACATTGGGGATATTTGGAGAAGACGGGAAAGAAGCTATAATGCCTTTAGAAAACAATACCGCATGGATAACAGATTTAGCACAGAAGGTATCGGATAGAATGCCACAAGGAAATTCAGATAATGGATTTGGTGATGGAGATTTAATTCTACAGATTGATGGCTCTATAATTGGTAAGGTGGCTTTAAAACAGCTTAGGAAGATGCAAAGACAAGGTAATATAACATTAATTCCAACATAAAAGGAGTGGTAATATGCTTAAAGTTAATGGAGTGGCTATTGCTGCTCCTAGTAAATACGAAGTGACAATTCAAGATCTAGACGGAGAATCTAATAGAGTTGCAGCAGGGTATATGATAAGAGATAGAATTGCAGTAAAAAGAAAAATTAATTTAGAATGGCCACCATTAAGCCAGGTGGAAATATCAACACTACTAAATTCAGTAAGTAGTGTTTTTTTTACAGTTACTTTTCCGGATCCACAACAGGGGATGATAACCAAGACGATGTATGTAGGTGATAGAACTGCTCCAGCGTATCAATATAAAAATGGAGAAGTAAAGTGGAGTGGACTTAAAATGAACTTTATTGAAAAATAGAAAGGATGATTTAAATGTT